TGACCTTTCAACAGGAACAGCAGCAACAGGAACGGCACTTGGTGACGCTAACGGATACACTTTGGCTTTCACACACGAAACTCCAAAGCGTGCTTATAAATTAGCTGACGCTCCTTCTGTAATCATAACAGACTAAAAAAACTTTTACACACATAGGGACAAAACGTCCCTACGTGTTGTAATTTTAACGTAAAGGGGAAAGATAGAATGGTTTATCTCAACACAAATACAGCGAATCAATACGCGTGGCTTTCGTTAGACGAAGGACGTGCCTATTTCAACGTTGCCTTTACTCATTATTTGCTTGTCATGACTTACGAAATGACAGGTGAACAACTCGCGCAAGTTGTCGAAGTAATAAACGAGAACGAACGCGTGACTAAAATAAGACTTACCACAGTTGGTTTGGTCGATGCAGGTCGTTATCATTACGAAGTGTACGGACAAAACAGCAGCAGCAATATAGATCCAACCAACGCTTCCGTCGTTGGATTGGTTGAAAAGAGTTTAATGATACTTCAAGACGGAACAATTTTCTTTGACGTTTCTTCGCCAACGATTCCCGTTGACGTAATTTATACAGGTGCATAACATGAGCAACATACAAGCAATTAACTTATCGGCATACGAACCAATTGAAGCGGTTGAAAAAGAGAATCGTGCCGGTTGGATTGACTATGGTTTTAACAACTTATTTCCGCAGCACCTCATAACGCTTTATTACAACAGCCCTATTCATAACGCGTTGACGAACTCAATTGCTTACATGATTGAAGGAAAAGGTACAGGAACAATTCTTGATAATGCTTTACAAGGCATTGCATTCGACTTAAAACTTCAAGGTTCATTTTGTGCTGAAGTGATATGGTCAATGGACTTCACTCGCGTTGTTAAAATCAATCACCTGCCTTTCGAGAATTGTCGTCTTGCTTATGATAAAGAAGAAGAAGATATAACAGGTATTTGGTATTCACGCGACTGGGCTAACTCACGAAGCAAAAAAGGTAAACCCGAATTTATTCCTTCATTCAATCCTTCACAAGCACAAGAACAACCAAGACAAGTTATTTACGCGCACGGAATGATGGCAGGAAGTTCGTACTACGCGAAACCTGACTACTTCGGTGCGTTGAACTACGTTGAATTGTCCTATCAAATGGGTATGTACCACGTCAACAATATCTTGAATGGTTTATTTCCTTCGTTTATTATTAACTTCTTAAACGGCATACCACAAAAAGAAGAACGCGAAGCTATTCGTCGCGAATGGGAAACGCGTTTAAGTGGTGCAAGCAACGCGGGTAAGTTCTTAATGACATTCAATGAAGATCCTGCACGCGCTCCACAAATAGAATCGTTTCCTTTGTCGGACGCGGACAAGCAATATCAATTCTTAAGCGAAGAAACAGCCAAGCAAATCATGGTAGGACACCGCGTTGTGTCACCATTGATTCACGGCATACGCGACACGACAGGATTCGGAAGCAACAAAGACGAAATGTTGGTTGGTTTAGAGATATTCAACACGCAGGTAATACGTCCATATCAAAGAATAATTGAAGAAGTCTTCACACCAATTTTAGGCGACATTAACATTGAAATGAATAGTGTATTCGAAGACGGTGTTGCAGTCGATTCTAACGCACCTATTGACGTTACAGCTACACCTACAACAACTATTGACCCAACAGCACCAGCAGACGCAAAAGTTTCTGACGTAACGTACAACGGAGCGCAAATCGCTTCCGCTTTGGAGATTGTTGCTAACGTTGGATTAGGAACATTGACGCAAGAGCAAGCGATTGTTTTCTTGGTTCAGTTCTTAGGTCTTGACGTGGACGTTGCGAAGTCGATGTTTCAAACAGGCGGTGATGCGGTAGCTAAATTGTCCGCTCAAAAAAAAAAAGTTGTAGCGAAGAAGAAAGTTGCGGTTGCTGAAAACAAGATAAGCGCAGAAGATAGCGCGTTGTGGTTGGCTTATCTTAAAGAGAAAGCTGAATACGTCAACGAAGAAGAATGGCAATTGCTATCCGACGAAGAAGTAACTAATCCAGACGAAGAAGAAAAGTTTCGTACCGAGTTTATGAGTGTTCGCGGTTATTCAAACCCTGATGAAGCGAGCAAAGAACTCGATACTGGTTTGTACAAAGTTCGTTACTACTACTCAAAAAACTTCACCTACAAAGACGGAGAAATTGTAACGCGCGATTTCTGTCAAGAAATGGTTGGGCTGTCAAAAGAAGGGGCGTTGTTCCGTTACGAAGACATTCAAGACATGAGCGACGCAGGGGTGAACGGACAGTTCGCACCTTCAGGAAGTTCAAGTTATAATTTGTTTATTTTTAAAGGCGGAGTTTATTGCCGACACGCGTGGTTTAGAAAAGTGTTTGTACGCAAAAGAGAAAAAGGAAAATTCTTGCCTAACGATGGATTGAACAACGACCGAGTTGTGACAGGCGGTGTCGCAAATGAACTATTTCCAAAAGGAAAAGAAGCAGTTCGTCCTAACGATATGCCCAACAGAGCATCACTAAAATATAAATAAAAACTACAATGGCACTACAACCCGAAGTTCTACTCATTGACGAAAACTATATCAAAAAATATACATGGATAAACGGAAGCGTTGACCCATTGCTTCTCTATCCTGCAATCTATCTTTCGCAGGACAAGTACGCGCAGTTGTATTTAGGTACTGACCTTTACAACCGCATCAAAGAAGACGTTGTGAACGATGACATTACAGGCGCATACGCCACCCTTCTTGACAATTACTTGCGTCGCATGATTATGTGGTGGACGATGTACGAAGTGCTTCCGCATTTGTACGTTAAAACAGACAACGGAAGTTTAGTAATTCGCACAAGCGAAGACACTCAACCTATCTCACAGACCGACTTACAGAACTACCGCGATCAAGCGCGTTCACAAGCTATGTTTTATACGCAACGAATGGTTGATTATTTGTGTTTCAATCAGTCTGACTTTCCAGAGTACACAACGAACACAACTCAACAAATATGGTCGCAGACAAATGTGTATCCATCGAATGCTTTTGAAATTAGTGACGGTCGTGACCGGTACGCATATACTTATCGTCGTCAAGGACTTGGATGGATTAGATAACTAAAAAATAAAACATGGCTACAAGGGGACGAAAGAAAGACATGGTAAAACAAAAGATTTACGAAGAAAAGTTTCGTAAGTATCTAATCAAAAAAGAAAAACAAATAAAGAAGTTGTCGAATGAAAGTTAACGAAGAATGTTACGCGATGATAAAGCGTTTTGAAGGTTGTCGATTGAAGGCTTATTTGTGTCCTGCTAACGTATGGACTATTGGTTTCGGAAACACTTTCTACGAGAACGGCGACAAGGTGAAAGAAGGCGACGTAATCACGCAGCAACGCGCGGACGAATTGGCAAAGTTTATCATTGACCAGTTCGCTGTTTCGATTGCACCGTTTATTTTACAACCGCTCAACGACAATCAATTCAGCGCGTGTGTTTCTCTTGCTTACAACATTGGAACAGGTGGGTTCAAACGTTCTTCGGTGTTCAAGAAATTAAACGTCAATCCTAAGGACGCAACCATTGCCGATTCGTTTCGTTTGTGGAACAAGGGCGGTGGCAAAGTTCTCGCAGGATTAGTGAAGCGTCGCGAAGCTGAGATACAACTATATTTCAAATGAACACAGAAATTGAAATAGCTTTGATACACGAACAATTGCAGGGCATGGACAAGAAGATTGACCGCATTTACAATGTGTTAATCGGCGACGACCAAATGAAAATTGAAGGTCTTGTAAGCAAGGTTCAGAAACACGACAAGTATATTCAGAACCAACGCTTGCAGGTTGCTCGATTGAGTGGTATTGCAACCGCTGCTGGTGTTATTGGTGGGTTAATCGTTCAGTTAATTATAAAAGCGTTATGAAGGAATGGTTCAAATCTTTGTTAACATCGTGTTCAAAAGTTAGTTCGAAGCGAGTTATTGCTATATTTGTTACAATTAACCTAATCGTTTTGAGTTACGTTGCCACATTTACATACTACGTTTGTCCCATTGCGATGTTTGATACGTTAGCATTATTGACCGGTGGAATGTTTGGAGGTACTGTGATTGAAAAGTTTACTAAATCAAAAGCAAATGGCGAATCAAACGGAAGCACGCAAGATAGCAGCGGAGATTTGCAGTAAATTCCCCGAAGCTCCTTCGCACTCGTTAGCAACAAAACTATTCGAAGAATATCCAGAAGCGTTTGAAACACAAGAACACGCGCGTAATTATGTGCGTCGTGTACGCGGTAAACACGGAGCAAAAAGCCGTAAATTTAATACACAAAAAGAACTAATGGACACAGCACCAAGACCTTCTAATCCTTACGCGCTCCCGAAGTCTTACGCAAAGAAACGCAGACACGTTGAAGTGAAGGGAACGAAGTTTTTAATACTTTGTGATTTGCACTTTCCTTACCAAGACAACGAAGCTATTGAGTGCGCTATAAACGAAGGCATTAAACAAGGCTGTGATTCAATTATCTTGAACGGCGACGCTTTGGATTGTCACATGATTTCAGACTTCGTTAAAGATCCACGCAAGCGTAAATTCAAAGATGAGTTGTATGCTATCCGTCAATTTCTTGCATCGCTTCGACACACCTTCCCAAATGCGAATATTTACTACAAAGAAGGAAATCACGAAGAAAGATATTGGAGATATATGCGAATCAAAGCACCCGAACTATTCGATATTGACGCGTTCGACTTTCCAACGCTTACCCATTGCGATAAACACGACGTGAAATGGATTGACGGAAAGAGCAAACTGAATATAGGCAAACTTTCAATCTTTCACGGACACGAGTTCGGCAAGCAATTTCTTCCGTCTGTCAACGTAGCGCGTGGGTTGTTTATGAAGACAAAAGTAAGTGCGCTTTGCGGACACCACCACCAGACAGCGGAACACAACGAGCGCGACGCTAACGGTAAGTTCATTACTTGTTGGGGTGTTGGTTGCTTATCTGAATTATCTCCTGACTACAACCCTTATTCGAAGTATAATCACGGCTTCGCCATCGTTGAGAAAGGTATCAATGGAAGTTACAGCGTTAAGAATCACAGAATACACGAAGGACAAATCTTATGAATAGAAATATACTCGCAGCAATACTGTTGTTTATCGGAACATCGATTCTTTGGTTAGTGATTTGTTGGCATTGGTGGGGTTGTACGGATAAAAAAAGCGTACAGGAAAACGTACAAAAGCAAGATAGCGTGATAAACTACAACGCTGGTGAGTATGACCGGTTACTTCAAGAACAAATTGAACTTTATAAACAACTTCGAACGTATGAAGATGCTCAACTTACAGCCAAAACCACCTAT